TTGTAACCTGCGTCCATTGCTCCAAAGTCCAAACTCTTGATTTCCGTAACATAATGGGACCCGCAGGCCAGAAATACAAGGGTTGTCGCCACTGCCAATCCGAATTAGATGTTCGCAATGGCATCTGGCGTCCAACTAAAGACCCCAAATACGCCTATTTTATAGGTTATCACATGAACCAGCTCATGCACCCTTCCATTTCCGCCAACGACATTCAAGTTAAATACGAAACCTATACTGACCGTATGTTCTACAATGAAGTGCTTGGGATGTCCTATTCCGGAGGCCTCCGACCTGTAATCTTGGAAGATGTTCTCGCCTGCACCGATGAAACACTCCGCTTCCTAGACCCCGGTGAAGACCTCAGCGTCTATAATTCCACCTTCTTTGGCATGGACTGTGGGCTCGGTCACCATATCTCCGTCATTGATGACGATTACCGCATTCTCTATCAAACCGTAGTAAATCCAAAATCATTCGATTCCTTTGATGCCATGATAGCTCACATCGCCTCCATAATCCGAGGATTCAGATGTGAAAATTGTGTAGTAGATTTCGGTTATGGCGCCAATGAAGTGCTTGGCCTCCAACGCATATTCGGAGATAAGGTTAAGGGCTGTGAATACAAGTTAGATAACATCGAAGAACCTATCCAATACCGAGAATTTGATGACGAAAATGATGAAATCTATCGCCTATTGGTAGACCGCTCCCGCACAATGGAAAAAGTCTTTAAACTTTTCAAACTCCACAAATACAAAATACCATACCGCGAAGATGCTCGTTTCATTGCTGAACCTTTCTTCGACCACTACATCAACATAGTCTCCAATGCACCAAAACTTCTTGATGAACGTGGTAAAATACGCTCCAAAGATGAACGTTTTAAATATGGCTCTAATGGTCCAGACCACATGTTCCACGTTCTAAACTATTGTAATATCGCCAAATTAAGCAATGAAATGTCTTCTGTATCATTCTCCAAGATAGTTTAGGTTATATTTTCTTATGGAACTCATCAGTAGACGTTAAAATATAGACTTCTATGCAATTTTGAGCGGGGCTCATGAACAATCTGAAGTCAGAAACGTTAGATTTAAAGTTCATTTCTACTTTACCCTTTTTACTTCTACCCTTATCACTTATGACAAGTCCAAGCTCCTTGAGTTTCTTTAAGTAGTTAAAAGTTGTGGCATAGTTACTTTCCACTATTTCACTTATTTCTTCTACATCTTTGTAAGACCGAATTTTAAATATGATATTAAGGATAACAGGTTTGGTAAGAAAACTGACCAATTCTAACAGATCCAATCTCCTTAGATTGTCTTGGTAAATTTTCTCTTGGTCGTTCATTATCAAATTCTCCCATCAATACTCCTGTATCTATTAGGTCATACATCACGGGGTATATACCTTTTTTACCCAAATTTTTCATGTGTTTTATTATCTTCTCTCTTTCCACACAAAATCCGAAATACTCTACACCTAATATATCAGCATGTTCCCATGTTGGATCCATTACTTCATTGTTCTCATTTATTATCCAAGCATGATGGACTATATATCCATCGTCACTCTTGACATATCCTTCGCAATACTTTAAGCTTTTGAAACGCACTGCAATGTTCATGCAGTTACTAAAACATTCACATTCCTTTTTAAAAAGATTCGGTACATATTCAGGAGTGTTTGTAACATAGAAATAATGTCTTCCATTATATTTTAGAAACGTAAATGGACCTATCCATTTTTTATTCTTTTCTGGGGACTCTATTTCCAACTTACAAGCATCATCGATAAATTCAATAATACCAGGGGTCATTAAAATAGGTATTAGCCTACTCATAATATCAAGAATAGCTAATCTACTATGACAATTTAAAGCTTTTTAATGCCTAAAACAGTGTAAAAAACATTATATACATACCATCACTTATCTATGTCATGTCCCGTTCAGTGCATTTTGAACGACTTGACAGAAATCGCAAAATCGCTATAAAGGATTTGCAGTCGTTCGCCGATTTCGGTAGCTCCTTCTGGAAAGAAGGTGCAGCTATACATCCAACTGTTTCAAGATTACTTATAAAGAGGGCAGCTCAAGCCTCGGAAACCGTCGATAGCATAATTCGCCACATGACAGATGACATCGTTAATGTTCCAAGAAGGATAGTTGCTGCTTCCAAGTTTAAAGAACCTAAAAAGTCGAATGTTGAAAAATTAGAAACGTTCCTTGGTCAGCCCAACCCCGATGACAATTCCGATGAATGGTTGGAAAATTATGTTTACGACCTTCTTCTATATGGTGACGCATTTTGGGAAAAGTCAGGTACCAAAGATAGTCAAGTAAAAACTGGAACATCAACAAAGAATTTTTATAAGGGCGATTTAAAGGCAATTTGGCATGTACCCGCATACACTGTATATATCCTAGGAAATGAGCTAACAGGACAATTGCCTACAAATAATATTGATATGTGTTGGGAACAGAAAGTTGGTCATTATAAAAATCAATTTAATAGAGAGAAATTCGTCAGGGCATCACGATTCCGCTTAGACCGCTTGTATGGGACGTCGCCTCTTCAAGCTTTGCTCAATATCATAGCAGGGCAGTTAAATCTCACCGGGTACGTGGGGAATCTATTCTCAGGTGAGATTCCTAAAACTTTAGTGAACGTCGGCAAAATGAATAGCTCCGACTTTGCAAAACTCAAAATGGAAATTCAAAATCAGCTTCAAGATGCAACAAATCCTTATGGTCTTCTTGCACTAAATGTGCCTAATAATTTCCAAATACACAAGTTGATAGAAAGCTCGGGTGAAGCCCAACTACTTGAGACTCTGAAATATTACAGAGAAGAAATCTGTGCTTCATTCGGAATGCCCCCGTCCAAGATGGGATGGAGCACCCCCGGTAAAATAGGAAATGAAGATAATATGGACGATGCCTACTATGACATTGTAGAAACTGTCCAGAGAAAAGTGGAAAAGTCTATATATAATGGTATATCTCGGTCTTTGGGAACGCCAGACTGCTATATGAAGTTTAACTCTTCTCGGCCAAAGAGAATAAAAGTGGAGTCAGAAGCCCGTTCAAAAAATGCCCGTGCAATACAGGTTGGGAGACAGGAAGGTATAATGACAGTGAATGAAGCAAGAACCATTTACGAGCTTGACCCACTTCCAGATTCATGGGCAAATGACCCAAGATACCCAAGTCCTACCGTTGCAATACCGGCAGAACCTGATGATGAGGAAGAACCTGAAGAAGAGCCTGAAGAAGAAGAAGAAGAGGAATAGTATGGCACTTGGTTCGGGAATCTTTAAGATTTCTACCAACATTTTTAGAGCTGCACATACAATGCAGTTGATAGAAAAAGCTGCAGGAAGAGAAGTCACTACTGAAATGGATAAACTTGCAAAGAAAATACTTGTTACTGCAAAAGCGTATTGTCCTGTGAGAACAGGAAAACTTAGAATGAGTGGTAGAATAGAAAAGATGCCATCGTTCGGTTCAGAATTTGCTAAATCTCAAATCATCTTTGGAAACGATGAGGTAGGTTATGCAAAGTTTGTGGAATTTGGAACCTCATTCATGACGGGAAGATTCTTCTTGACGAGGGCGCTTTGGACACATGAGGATGAAGTGGCAAAAGTTTGTAAAAAGGGCTTTGAACGTGCGTGGGATACTGAGGTTAGAGCATTTAACACTGGAGGTCTAATAGGCTTAACATTGTAACCTTATTATTAAGTAATATTAACACAATACTTTTTTATATAGACTTATCAATCTTACCTTAATACTTCCTATGGATAGATAAAGGTGAAGCAATGACAAATGACAGTCCTGATTTTAAGGTGCTAATTGGCGCCGCATCTGGATATGAAAAGCTTTTCCAAGTCTATCCTACAAGAGAGGAAGCGAAGGGTCATTTTCCTTATGATGAGATGGGAATTAGGATAATTGGGGGGAAGAGCAAAATAACAGGAAGAATGACTCCTCAATCTTTGAGATTTTCATCTGAATCAAAGTATTCTTGGAACGATGAAAATATAAAGTGCTGGTGCAAATCTCATGGCTATGGAGATGATGTAAAGATTTCCATAGTTGATAGAGTAAATGCCAAACTCATAGATAAAGTTTCAAAAGAAGTTGGAATATATAAGACGAAAGTCTGCACTATTTCCAGCATCATAAACAAGTCATCTTGGAAAGAAGGACAACCACTTCTAATAGAGGGAATCATAAGCTCTGATTCCATAGATAGTCATGGTGAAGTTGTCGAGCCTGACGCAATTATGGAATCTGTGCCATGGTATATGAAGTTCCCCACTGTTCGTTATATGCACCAAGCAGATCCAATAGGCAAGACACTTGAAATATGGAGAGAAGATAGCAAAGTTCTTGCCAAGATGTTCATTTCATCGAGCGCTGTTGTTGTCATAAAGAGGATCCTCGAAGGTGTGATAAGAGCTTTCTCTATTGGGTTCTTCTGGCTTGAAGGGTCTTGGAAAGAACACGACACACCAGAAGGAAAGTCAAAAGTTTGGCATTTCACAAAGATAAAGCTTATAGAAATATCACCTGTAGATAGTCCAGCAAATAGAGATGCTGAAATGACGTCTGCAAAACCTCCGGGAGATGATGATAAAGCTCTCGAAGTGGATCCTTCAAAGATTGTGGCGACCTCGTTGCATGATGTCGCAATAGATACAACAATCAGAAACGATATTAGTCTTATCGCTTCTGACACTACAACTGGTTCTCCATCATTTGAAGTTAAATCTTTGAAAGGAGGTGTCCAAACGCCAGACGAAGAACCCGAAGTCATAGAAGAAGAAGTTCCTGAAGAGGTTCCGGCTGAAGTTGTTCCTGCTGAATCTGCAGAGGCGCCAGCTGAGATTCCTGCCACTGAAGAACCTAAGGAACAGGAGCCTGCGAAGATTTATTCCGAGCAGGATTTCAACGTGAAGGTCCAGGAGGCTACCCAGCCTCTTGACGAAAGAATAGCAGAGCTGGAAAACAAGGTGAAGGACCTTGAGGTTCAGCTCGCAGCCAAAGAGTCCACAATAAAGGAACTGGAGAATACTCCCGCTGTGAGGGTATCACTTGGAATGGAGCCCACAAAAGAAGTAAACTCCAAAGGAGTTCCACTGGATACTTCTGAGGCTGATGAGAAGATGGCCCGGGTACTTAAGCGAGTTGCTGGGTACAAGGCTTGAAACTCAAAAACCTAAAACCCGAAATGGTGAAAAAGATGCCTGACAACAACGGACAGCCTCTCCCTGGAGAGGAGAAACTCAAGGCAGCACTGGACGGGTCCGCCGGTTACGGCGGGGAGTTCCTACCAGTGGAAACTGCCAATGAGATAATTGAGAGGGTCTTCGAAGAATCGTGGGCAAGGAACTTGTTCAGATCCGTGAACATGTCAACCGAGACCATGAAGATACCCAAGATCCTGACCGGAACAAAGATGTATGGGACCACGGGCAACAAGAACGTGGCTGCGACGGAGACCAGACACACAACCGACGAGGTTGAGCTGGCTCTGAAGACCATCATCGGGAACCACCCCATCGACAAGAAGACCATGGCATATGCGATTCCTGTCATGATGGGAACGCTCAAGGAAGACATCGTGAGCACCGTTCTGGAGACTGAAGAGGACGTCTTCATAAACGGTGACACGGAGACGGGGACTGGGTATGCCGACAACATCAACGGGGCATACCACGCCGCGAATTTCCCTGATGGGATAGCCGCAA